ATAAATACCTCTAGGAAACTAGGGGTATTTTTTATGGCGCAACCATCTAGTAGAGCGGAGTTGAAAGATTACTGCCTCAAACAACTAGGTAAGCCAGTTTTAGAAATAAATGTAGACGACGATCAAATTGACAATTTAATTGATGATGCGATTCAATATTATCATGAACGTCACTATGATGGTATTGATCGTGTATTTCTAAAACATAAACTTACTCCTGCAACTAAAGGAACTCTTTCGCAACCTGGTCCTGTAGGAACTTCAACAACATCTGGTACTGTTGTTGGAGCTGGACTCACTTCACTTACTTATGTTGAAGGAGTCAATTATCTTCCCCTTCCAGACTCAATCATTGGCGTAAACAATATACTTAAGATAAACTCAAGTACCGTTTCAGACGGTCTGTTTAATATTAAATATCAACTCTTCTTGAATGATGTTTACTACTATGGTGCATTAGACCTTCTTAACTATGCGATGGTCAAGAGATATTTGGAAGATTTGGATTTCCTCTTAAATCCTCATGCACAAATTCGGTTTAATAAAAAAAATCATAAACTATATCTAGATATTGATTGGTCTGAAGTTGGAGAAAACGAATATGTAATTATTGATTGTTATAGAATTGTTGATCCTTCGGACGCTCCAAAACTCTACAATGACTGGTGGTTGAAAAAATATCTTACAGCCCTCATCAAGAAACAGTGGGGTCAAAATATGATTAAATTTAATGGAGTTCTTCTCCCAGGAGGAGTTCAACTCAATGGTAGACAAATTTATGACGATGGTGTTCAAGAGGTAGAGAAATTGGAACAACAACTTAAGGATGAGTACGAATTACCACCAATGGATCTCATAGGTTGATATGTCACCACTAAATTCCTATTTTTTACAAGGATCTCCGAGTGAGCAAAGACTTATTCAAGATCTAATTAACGAACAACTCAAAATGTATGGGCAAGATGTTCTATACATGCCTAGAAGGATTATTGGGGAAAATACGGTCATCAAAGAAGTTACTGCATCAAAGTTTGATGATAGTTTTCGTATTGAAGCTTATTTAATGAACTTTGAAGGTTTTAGTGGTAATGGAGATTTGCTCACAAAGTTTGGTGTTAGAAGTAATGATGAAATTAATCTTGTGATTTCAAAGGAAAGATATGACGATTTCATTTCACCATTATTGAAATTATGGCCTGAAAATGAGAGAAAGGTTGCGTATAGACCACAAGAAGGTGATCTAATTTGGTTCCCCCTTGATGAATCTTTGTTTGAAATTAAATATGTTGAAGGTAAAAAACCTTTTTATCAACTTAATAATCTTTATGTTTATGAATTGAGATGTGAAAGATTTGAATATGAAGATGAAATTATTGATGTTCCTGAAGTAGATTCTGCAGGAATAGAAATTAACGAATCTATCAAGGATCTTGGAAATGTTTATACTATTCAAATGGTTGGTTCTGGTGCAACAACTGCAGTAGCTTCAGTAGGATTTGCAACAACAGATCCATCTTCCAAATCAGTTCAATACTTAGATTTAATCAATGATGGTTATGGATATACCTCGGCACCTATAGTTTCAATTTCCACTGCACCAGTCGGCGGATTGACTGCAACAGCTGTTGCGATTATGACAAGTAGATCATCTAACCAAAAATTATCTATTGATAGAATTCTTATCACAAATCCTGGATTTGGATATACGGAACCTCCTATCGTAACTATTTCTGGAGGCGGAGGAAGTGGAGGAATTGCAACTGCTGTTATTAATACCAGAGTTCTTGGAACAATCGGACTATCTTCTGGTGGAGTTGGATATACTACAACACCACAAGTAACGATTCAAAGAATCTTTATTCCAACAAGTACTGGAATATCTTCTAACATTAATAACGCACAAGCTGAAGCAGTTGTAAACTCTAATGGACAAGTAGTTTCCGTTCGTTATTCTAATGCTGGTGCCGGATATACATTTACACCGACAATATCTTTTACAGATCCTACTTCTACTACATTTGGAGATTATGATTATAATGAAGTTGTTACCGGAACTAGAACCGGAACTACTGGATATGTTAAGAGTTGGGACTATGTAAACCGAGTTCTTAAGGTTGCTATTGTTGATGGAAATTTTGCAAGAGGTGAATCTATTGTTGGTGCCGCAGGAAGTTATAAAGTTTCAACAGTACAAACAAATGAATTCTTAGATCTATATGCTGAAAATATCGAAATAGAAATGGCTGCTGATCAAATCCTTGATTTTAGTCAAAAGAACCCATTTGGTGAATTCTAAATAGTTAATACGTTTTAAGAAACTTGTAATGATATCAAATTATTTTTATCACGAAATATTGAGAAAGACGATTGTATCTTTCGGCACACTATTTAATGATATTAAAATTAAACATAAAGATAATGCAGGAGATGATTTTAGTATCTTAACTGTGCCGATAGCTTATGGTCCAGTTCAAAAGTTTTTAGCTAGAATTGAACAAGTTCCGGATTTAAAGAAAAGAGTAGCTATAACTCTTCCAAGAATGTCATTTGAAATGACCGGTATTCAATATGATTCGAGTAGAAAGTCTTCTACTATGCAAACTTTTAAAGCTTTAGACAAAACAAATAATGAAATGTCTAAAGTTTTTATGCCAGTTCCATATAATGTTAATATTAGACTATCCATTATGTCTAAATTGAATGAAGATGCTTTACAAATTGTTGAACAAATACTACCCTATTTTCAACCACATTTAAACCTAACTGTAGATCTGGTTTCTAGTATTGGAGAAAAAAGAGATATTCCAATGATTTTAGAACGAATATCGATGGATGATCAATATGAGGGAGATTTTACAACTAGAAGAATTTTAATTTATACTTTAGATTTCGTAGCAAAAACTTATCTGTTTGGTCCAGTAGGAAACAACAATGAGGCCCTTATTAAACAAGTTCAGGTCGATTATTATACGGACACTAATAGAGTAAATGCTTCAAGACAACTTAGATATGTTGTAGAACCAAGAGCAATTAAAGACTATAATAATGATGAAATCACAGTAATTGCAGATGATCTTGATGATGAAAAAACACAATTTAATGTTTCTGATGCGACGGCTTTAGTTGTCAATTCTTACATTCAAATTGATGACGAATCCATGTATATTCGCAAGATTACTGGCAACACTTTGTTAGTAAATAGAGGTCAAGACGGATCAGCAATTACTACACATGCATCTGGAACGGCTGTCAATGTAATTAATGATGCAGATGACGAGTTGATTGATCTTGATGATGATTTTGGATTTAGCGAATCTCGTTATGATTTTTCTGATGGAAAGATCTATAGTACTACCAAAGGAACTGATATATGAGTTTTGAAGACATTGATAAGGCTTTAGATATTGAGACAACTCCGATCAAATCAGAGATTGTCAAGACGGAACCTGCTGAAATAAAAAAACCTGCAGAGACTGTAGATCAACTCCAAAAAGACTATGAGTATTCTAGAGGACAACTCTACTCAATTATTGAAAAGGGACAAGAAGCAATCAACGGCATTCTAGAACTTGCACAAGAATCCGACTCTCCAAGAGCCTATGAAGTTGCAGGACAACTGATTAAGAATGTCGGAGATGTTACGGATAAATTGGTCGATCTTCAAAAGAAAATGAAAGATATCAACCAAGAACAAAAGTCTTCTGCACCCACTAGCGTCACTAACAACGCAGTGTTCTTAGGATCTACAGCAGAACTACAAAAGTTCCTCAAAGGGTCTATGGGTGGGGATCTCCCTAAATAAAATATAGACCACTAAAAGTAATATGAAATCCTTTAAAGACTTCTGTGCGGAAGCATATTCTATTGATGAGGCTTGGAAACAAAGTAAAGTTCCTCCATCTGTAATTGCCAATCAAGCTAGACTGAATAAAGAAAAAGAAGCTAATAAAATTGGTTCAAAAGCGTTTTCTGATAGAGGTGGTCACGCTGCACTCAAAGCTGGTGGTGGTAAAGCAGCGTTGAGGTCTGGAAGTAGTGTGAGTGATGTTCTTCACGCAGGTAGGAGAGCAATGGATGCAAAGGCAAAGCAAGACTTTGCTAATAAATTGAATAGACCTGCAGCAGCTGCACCAGCAAAGAAACCAATGGATGACTTTGCTGCTGGTGGTGGCGAGGCAAAAATGAAGAAGACTGGCATGACTAGAGACCAGGTAATTGCACAAGGTAAGAAAAACTTAACCAATCAATAGTAAAATGGACAAACTCACCTTTAAGGAATGGTCTATTCTCTCAGACCTAGAAACTATTGCACCTCTTGGGGAGGACTTTGAGTTCTCCATGGCTCGTGGAGAACTTAAGACTGCAAAATCTGCGATTGAAAGATTGATGCGTCACCTCAAAGGTGAAGGTGATCTTGAAGCATGGGTGCAGTCCAAGATTACTAAAGCGTCTGAGTACCTTGATACAGTAGCTGACCACATGGATGGTGGTGAGGATGATACTGGGAAAAAGAAAGAAGTAGAAGAAGCATTCAAGTCATATAAGTCAGTAGAAGAAATCGCAAAAAAGCATAAAGTATCTCCATCAGTAATTGAAAAACAACTTGAGATGGGGATGAAAGTTGAACATGA